GTATAGTTAACGCACATGTGTTAGTCCTCCGCTCTTGCCCCTTGCTCTCCAATTGCTTGGGGCTTTTCTTTTGTCTAAAACTATTTAAAGGGAACGGAGGCTCTATGTATGTCATTACCCACTTTAACACCAACATCAACAACATCTGCAATTATATTACCAAGTGATGTTTCTTCACTTTTAAGTGATTCAATTGCTCCTGCTGATTCTCAAATTATTGCCGCATGTCCTGTAGGAGTATACAGTGGTTCTGCTGGCTTTGTCACAGGTGCTGTTGCTCAAGTTAAGTTTACTTTTAAAAGACTAGGCGGAGATGTACTTGATATCGAATTAACAAGCGGCTCAGTTTTTTCTGCTTACGAAGATGCATGTCTTGAATATTCTTATATAGTCAACACACATCAAGCAAAGAATGCATTAGGTTCAGCCCTTGGCTCACCAACAGCTTCTTTTGACCATATGGGTGAAACAACAGCAGGTGCTGATGGTGCCTCACTTAAGTATCCAAAATTCACATTTGACTATGCATTTAAAATGGGTGACAAGTTCGCAACCGAAGCTGGTGTTGGTGGAACAGAACCAATATACTCTGCCTCAGTAACAACTGTTGCAGGTCAACAAGACTATGATTTACAACAAATTGTTAGTAGTTCAGCTCTAGAAAGTGGTGTACCCTACCAAGACCTTGTAGGTGACAAAAGAATTAAAATCAGAAAAATGTACTATATCTCTCCTCAACAAATGTGGAGGTTTTATGGCTACTATGGTGGACTTAATGTTGTTGGAAACTTTCATAATTATGGACAGTATGCAGATGACTCTTCATTCCAGGTAATTCCTGCTTATCACAACAAACTCCAAGCCATGGCTTATGAAGATCACCTTTATACTAGAACATCTCACTATTCATATGAAATAATTGACAATAAACTAAGGTTGTATCCAAAACCAACAAATGTGTCTCCACAAAAATTTTGGTTTAGATTCACAATTGAAACAAACTCGCCATTTGAAGACAACGTTGAATCAGGTCAAAATGGTGTAAACAATATGAATACTTTGCCCTTCCAAAACATACCTTTTGAGAGTATTAACTCAATCGGTAAGCAGTGGATAAGGCGTTTTGCCTTGGCGCTCTCAAAAGAGACTCTCGGCCAAATAAGAGGTAAGTTTGGTGGGGTTGTACCAATTCCTGGAGAGACTGTTAATCTAAACGCGTCTGATCTTCTAGGTCAAGCAAAAGAAGAACAAGCTGCTCTTCGTGAGGAACTAGCAAAAATTCTTGATGAAACCACTTATAACAAATTGATTGAGACAGATAAAGCCATGGTTGATAACCAAAATGCTATTATCCAGAACGCACCTCTTGGAATTTTTGTAGGATAAATAAATGTCAGATGATAAATGGGAAAAACCAGCAGCACCTCCACCTCCATTGTTTCTTGGAGAGAAAGAACGTAACCTTGTAAAGCAAGTCAACGATGAAGTTATTGAAAGAGTTGTTGGACAACAAGTTATGTACTTTCCAATTGATATTGAACACACAAATTACCATCCAGTATATGGTGAAGCAGTTGAAAAAACTTTTCTTCCTCCTGTTCGAGTATACGCTCTAGTAGAATATGGTGGTGTTGAAACAATGTTCATGGATAATATTTCAATAGACAAAAAAACAACCGCTATTGTTAAGTTTCATAAAAGAAGGTTAACTGAAGACCAAAATCTCTTTGTAAGAGAAGGCGATTTTATAAAGTATGGAAACATTTTCTATGAAATTGTAAAAACAAATGAACCAAAGCAACTATTTGGCCAAATTGATCACAAATTTGAAATTATTGCTGATTGTATACGAGCCCGTGACGGCTTGTTTAACGCGGAGTAGACTATGAGTGAGACTATTGAACTATCAACCCTAGAAACCATTGATATGGGCTTGTATGAGCACATAAATAAGGTATTTGACATACATACTAAAACTAATCGTGGATTAATTAAGGTGCCTGTGCTCTGGTTATCTGCTGAAAGGACATTTCAAATAAAAAATGATAGGTCTTTTCGAGATGCTGTTGGTAAGCTACAACTTCCTTTAATATCAATTGAAAGAACTGAGGTTTCTAAGGATAAAACTTTTAAAGGAGCTGTTCAAGCTGATTTACCTGTTGACAAGACCTCACCTAGGGCTTACAAGTCCAGACCTTACAGAACAATCACAAGAGTTGTTCAATCAAAAACTGTTGATAGAGCTGTTGCTAAAGGTTTTAAAGACTCGAAAGGTCAAACAGCTTACCCAAGAGACAAGTTTAAGACTTTAGCTAGTAAAAAGATAGTGACTGAGTCTGTAAACGTGCCCTTACCTACCTATGTAACTATAAATTATTCTATAAATATAAGATCTGAGTATCAACAACAGATGAATGATATGATAACGCCGTTTATTTCAAGAACAGGACAACTAAATCACTTTCTTTTTGAGTATAATGACCATAGATACGAAGCTTTTATCGACCAATCGTTTGCACAAACTAACAATTCATCAAACTTAGGTGAAGAAGAGCGTTCTTTCATGACAAAAATAACAATAAAAGTTTTAGGTTACATCATGGGAGATGGAATAAATGATCCAAAACCAGAAGTAACTACAGAAGAGAACTTTGTTGAAGTAAAATTATCCAGAGAAAGAACAATATTGGACGACAGAGTGCCGTGGAAGAAGAAAAACAATAAATATAGACCCATATAGTTTTTAAGCTTATTACATACTATTTATTACGAATAAGTGTTTAAAAAAGGAGTACTTTAATGCCTAGAAAATTTGATTTTATATCCCCAGGTATCGAGATAACTGAAGTAGATCAGTCAATATTGCCTGCTGAGGTAGATGATGACGGACCAATTATTATTGGACGTACAGCAAGAGGACCAGCCATGAAGCCGGTCAAAGTTAGATCTTTAGAAGATTACGTTTCAGTCTTTGGTCTTCCAATTCCTGGTGGTAACTCAAAAACTGGAGACGTTTGGAGAGACGGTGCAGGAACAACTGCTCCATCGTACGCATCTTATGCTGCTCAAACTTGGTTAGCGTCTCAAACATCACCGGTGACAATGGTTAGATTATTAGGAGAAGACTCAACTAGTGCAACACTAGACTCGCACAAAGCTGGTTGGATGTTGAAAAATACATACGTAAATTCATTAGATACCAACAACTCAACAGCATATGGTTTGTTTGTAACAGACTATGCAAATGTTGGTGAATTGACATACCAAACAATAACGTTAACCAATGTCGGAGATGACACTAAGCAAGTCACAATCGAAGATTCATTCTCAACTTCGGTAGAATTTAGATTTAACGCCGGAACAGGAGTTACAGAAACCAACAGTCTCAGAGAAATAGTAATCGGTGGTTCAGCTGCTGCAACAGCTGCTGTTTTGGCTACAAAAATAGAAGAGGCAATAACTTTAGGATTATTAAAAGGAATAGTTGTTTCCTATGATGCAGGCGAGACTATTATAAATGTTGCTACAACACATAAGTCTACTGCTGCTACCGTATCAGAAAACTCAAACCATGTAAATCTAGGTGCGACTGGGGCTAACAATCTTGCTGTTGCCACCCAAGCAGCTTCTGAGGGTGCTCTTGCGGCAATCTTTTATTGCAACGAAGGTTCTCTTGGTCTAGTAGGAACTGGTCCTGGAGCTACGGGCTTTACAAACAAATCTTGCGCTTTAGTAAAAAGCGCAATAAACAAAGGCTTTACTTTAAGAATTACAAATGCAAGTTCAGCTAAAGTTGATGAAATTCCATTTAACTTTGATAGAAATAGCGAAAAATACATTAGAAGAGTTTTTAACACAAACCCAACTCTTACGAACTCAACAACAAACTCAACAACAAAAACTTATTGGTTAGGTGAAACGTTTTACAATCACCTTAACACTTATGTAACAGGTAATGTTGCAGCTCAACAATACGGTGTCTTGGTTCCTTTGCATGAAAACGGACAAACGTCCGATGCTTCAAACAAAAAATACAATTGGGGATATCGTAAAGAAGGAGCTGCCGCCGCTCAGTCTGGCTGGGTTATTGCAGATGATGCAGGAGCAGCTTCAGATTACCAACCAATATCTGGACATACAAAAATGTTTAAGTTCCATTGTTTACATGAAGGTGAAACAGTACAAAAAGAAATTTTAATTGCTGTAGAAGACTTAAAGCTTCCTGTAAACCCTAGTGTTTATGCTTATTCTACATTCACAATAAGAGTAACAGATATAAATGGAAACACTTTAGAGAAATTCACCAATTTAAATATGGATGCTGATTCTAATAATTATATTGCCAAAAGAATTGGAGATATGAACCAAGTATGGAACGAATCAGATAGAAGATATAGAAAAGAATATAGCTTAGGATTTTTAAATCAATCTGACTACATTCGCGTAGAGATGGCACCTGAAATGCCTGATAGAGAAAGTGCTTTACCATTTGGTTTCTTAGGACCTGGTCGTCCTAAAGGATGGGGAGCAGTTGCAGATGACAAAACTCCAAAATCTTTAGGTTTAGATGCAGATTTTACAGGAGCTTTTGTTAAAGACGGAGACCCTAATGATGCATCTTCGACAGAATTTTTAGAACTTGATGGTGTTGAAGCTGTTAAGTTTGTTTGGCCCGCAATTCCTTTGAGAATCAACGGAACAGATGGTTATACTTCAAATCCTTATAAAGCTTATTTTGGAATTAGACCAAAATTCTCAACAAATTCAAAAGCATATGACCCAGACTATTGTGATTACCTAAGAAGACCTCCTCAACATTATCAAGATAAATTGTTTAATCCATCAGGAGATTGGGAACATTCATTCATTTTTAGTCTTGATGATATTGTTATTGATGAAGATGCCAACACAGTAACTTATACTTCTGGTTCTAGACAGCTAGAAAGTTCTTTTACAGCACAAGCTGGTAAATCACCTACTGACTTATTAAAGAAAGGTGTTTCTAGATTTATGATGCCTCTTTTTGGTGGTAATGATGGTTTTGATATTCAAGAGCGAGAACCATTTAGATTTGCACTTGTTGAATCAGCTAAAACCGCAACCGACTCAACAAACCCAATCACTTACACTTTAAATAAAGCCATCGATTCAGTCGCAGATTCTGAGCAAGTTCCAGCTAATTTGTTAGTAATGCCGGGTATCAAGTCAACAACGTTTACAGATAAACTAATTGCAACAGCAGAGTCTAGACAAGACTGCTTAGCTATCATTGACCTTGAAGACGACTATCTTCCTAAATGTGAAGCTGCTGCTGGTGCTTTAGACTCAGCTAGACGAGGTTCTGTTGATTCAGCTAAAACAAGTATTAAAGCAAGAAACTTTGATTCAAGTTATGCATGCGCTTTTTATCCTTGGATTCAAGTAAGGGATACTTTAAATGCTGGTAAAGTATTGTGGGTTCCTTCATCAATTGCGGCTCTTGGAGCTATGGCAAGAACAGAAGCGACATCTGATTTGTGGTTTGCACCTGCTGGATTTAATCGAGGTGGATTAGGATCACTTGGTGGACGCTCTGGGCCTGTTGCTCTTCAAGCAACTCAAAGGCTTGACGTTTCAGAAAGAGATGATTTATATGCACTTAATGTTAACCCAATCGCTTCTTTCCCTAACGAAGGACTAGTAATTTTTGGACAAAAAACCTTGCAATCAGCAGACTCCGCTTTGGACAGAATTAACGTTCGTCGTCTTATGATTTTCCTTAAGAGAAAAATTGGTGATGTTGCAAAAGCAACTTTGTTCGAGAACAACGTTGAAGCAACATGGGCAGACTTCAGAGGTAGAGCAGAACCAATTCTTTCACAAGTTAAGAACAGATTTGGTTTAACAGAATATCGTCTTATTTTAGACGAAACAACAACAACACCAGATCTACAAGATCGCAATATATTATATGCAAAAATATTCTTGAAGCCCGCAAGAGCAATAGAATTTATAGCAATCGATTTTGTTATCACTAAGAGTGGTGCAGATTTTGTATAGACATCTAATTAATTTAAACAGGAGTAACAGATAATGTCATTTTGGACCGAAGTGGGTGGAAAAGACCCAAAAAGAAATTTCAGATTTAGAGTAACCATTGGGGGCTTTAAAGGAAAAACTGTTTGGTGGGCTAAAAAAGTTCAAAAGCCAAATTATTCAATTGCTGAAGTAAAGCACGTATATCTAGGACATACATATTATTATCCTGGAAAACTGGAATGGCAAGAAGTTACAATGACTCTTGTCGACCCAGCAGAAGAAGATAATGTTGATGCTCTTAGAGACTTAAATAAAATTGTCGAAGGCTCAGGGTATGAATTGCCAACTCCTGCTGGTAGCACAAAAACTATATCAAAAGACAAAGCTTCTGGTGCAAAGGGTCTAGGTTCTGTCACAATTGAACAATTAGATGCTGATGGCAAACCTATTGAAACTTGGACTTTGAATAACCCTTTTCTTAAAAAAGTTTCCTTTTCTGATCTGGACTATGAAAATGATGACCTTACAACAATTGATATTGCTTTAAGATACGACTGGGCTGAATGTGTAATAGCAGGAAGTGAAGACGCATTCTTTAACTCAGCAGCTCCTCAAAAATAATAGGATAATATATGTCTTGGTGGACTGAAAGTACTACAACACCTAAGAGGAAATCTTTATTTTACGTGAAGATCTCCTCTAAGTTCTTTTTGCCCTTTGTTAAGACATGCTCAAAGCCTTCGGCTAATGTTGAGACAAAAGAGTTTAAGCTTATAAACCATTATATCAAGTATCCGGGCCTTGTTAAGTGGAATCCAATAACCATAACCATGGTTGATATGAATGGTTCATCACAAACTGGTGGTGGTACTGATACAGCAATGATTCTTTGGAGAATGTTAAAACATTCGGGTTACAATTTTCCCGATATGGCAAAGGGCCTTCTGGATTATAAAGGAAGTCTTCCTCTTAGCGAACTAACAACAACAGAAAAAGAAACAATGTTGGCTGCTGGCTTTGGAGCTGGTCTAACAGGCAAGTGGGCAGCAGGAACTGGTGGCATGACCATATATCAAGTTAACCCTGAAGGAAGAGCTGTTGAGCAGTGGACTTTAAAAAACCCAATTATAAAATCAATAAAATGGGGAGACCTAGCTTATGATTCAGACGAACCCGTTGAGTATACTTTAGAAGTAGACTATGACTGGGCAGAAATAAAACACAAACCAACAGAAAACCCATCAATAGGAAAAGACTATCAAACTTTTATGGCTGGTCTTAAGTCTCAAGAACAAGCAATTGCCGAGGACAATGCTAGAATAGAAAGAGAGGCTGCGGCCTTACAAGAAGAACTAGCCTTACAAGAAGAACTAGCCCAACAAGCAGAAAATGCTTTTGTCTTTGGATCTCAAGAGGAAGAGGAATCTGATATTCCGGAATCTTTAAGACCATAATAATTTAACACGAGGTAAAAATGATAAGAAAAAATGAAGACCGAACAGGTCCCAGATCAACAGCGGCAGACGAAATCCCCGCTGATTTAAAACAAATGCTTAACCCAATGGATTTCGTTGCACCAACAGATTTTGTTGAACTCCCGTCAAAAGGACAGTTTTATCCCGAAGGACATCCCCTTTGCGGAAAAGACACAATTGAAATCAAATATATGACAGCAAAAGAAGAAGACATTCTTTCTTCAAGAGCTTTAATAAAGAAAGGAGTTGCCATTGAACGTCTTTTAGAATCAATTATAAAAAACAAATCAATCAATCCTTCCGACTTATTAATCGGAGACAGAAATGCTATTTTAATCAAAGCAAGATCTTCTGCTTATGGTCATATGTATAAAGCAAATGTTAATTGCCCTAATTGCGGAGCACAAAACAAAAAAGCTTTTAATCTTTTGGAACCAAAAGTATCTCACGGAGACAACCCAGAAGACCACGGAGTTGAAAAACTCGAGAACGGAAGATACAAATACGAACTACCATTTTGTAATCTGTCTATTGAGTTCCGCATGCTTAACGGAAAAGACGAAGCAAAGCTAATAAAGATTGTTCAACAAGACAGCAAAAAAGAATCTCATGCTATGTCGCAACAAATAGCTTCCGTTATCCAATCAGTTAATGGATACGAAGAAAGAAACGTTATTGACTACTTTGTTCTCAATATGCTAGCCGGTGATGCTAGAGCATTTAGAAAAATCCTAAAAGCTTTAACACCAGACCTAAGAATATCAAGCCACTTTACTTGCACCTCCTGTAATCATGAACAGGAATTGGAGGTTCCGTTCGGCGCGGACTTTTTTTGGCCTGACCGAGGAATATAGTGAGCACATATATGAGCAGTTCTTTATGCTTAAACACTATGGTGGTTGGTCCTTGTTTGAGCTATACAACCTGCCCGTTGGTTTAAGAAAATGGTGGCTTGAAAGAACCATTAAAGAATACGAGAAAGAAAAAGAACAAATGGAAAAAGCAAGAAGATAAAGGTGCCCGAAAGGGCATTTTTTTTTGAAAACTAATTACCATAAAAGAGGGTTTACTTGTGAGTTGGAATTTAGAACCAAGAATATTACGCATGCCAGCGGATGGAGATGATGTCGGAGGAGGCGGATATGATTTAGATGCCGTTTTAGCTGCCCAAGGTCGATTGATTGAACAGCGGATGCAGCTGAATCAGTTAGAAAAAGAACGTGCCGAGTTCTTAGGTAATCAATTAGAAGCAACAAGAAAACAAATAACTATGACTGAGGATAGAATTAATCAGTCAAAATTTCTTGTTGACCAAATGAAAGATGAAAAATTATCTGCCATGGACCAACTTGCATTAGCAGAAAAACTTGGACAACAAACAATAACAACAACACAAGCCCTAGGAAAACTTGGTAAGGATACTGCTGCTCAGTACGAAACGATGATGAAAGCCTTCCAAGACCGCCTTGAAAAAGTAAATAATGACATAAAGGCAGGTGTAAAAACGGGCGAAGATTTAAAAAAGCTACAAAAAGACAGATTAGAAATATTAGAAGAAATGCAAACCGGTCAAGAACAATTTGTTGGTAAGTTGCAAGATGCTGAAAAATCTGGAACAAAAATAGCCGGAACTCTTGGAGGAGTTGCATCAAAACTTGGAATGAGTGCTAAGTTCTCTGATACCATGGCTGGTAAAATGGGAGACTTTTATGCTGAAATAAACGAAGGTTCAGGCTCTTTAACTGATTTGACAGAAATGATGGGATCAGCAGCTGTTCAAGATATCGCAGCCGGAGCAATGGCTTCTCTTATAGATAAAGTCATAGACCTTGCCATAGAAATGGACAAGCCTTCCAAGGAATTTGAAAAAGCAAACGGATTTACAGCAAACTTTGGAATGGAAATTTCAACACTATCTGGTCCTCTGATGAGAGCCGGTATGTCCGCAAAAGATGCTTCTGGAGCTATGCAAGGCTTGGTAAACAACTTCTCTGCATTTAACCCTCAAGCAATGAAAACTAATGTAAATCTAGCAAAAAATGTTGCAATGATGAATGCGTTTGGTGTTTCAACTGAGGCTTCAACAAAAATGCTTGATAATTTTGTTCGAGCACAGGGAATGTCAGCAGAAGCTGCAACCAATATGGCTTTAAAAGTATCATATGCTGGGGAGTCGATTGGGTTTTCTGCTGCAAAAATGTCAGCTGACTTCAATGCAACCTATGGTGTTCTTTCTCAGTTTGGAG